TAACATTAAATCCCTGCACCATTTCTTCAGAACTTATTCCAGGAGCCGTTAGTGTTCTAGTGGCTCCGTAGGTAACTTTTGCTAATCCAGATTCTTCTGCTCCAGGAATAGGTATAGAGTCTGCCCTCATTCCACCTACAAACTTGCCAAGTACTTCAAATGCTTTGCCGGATAGATAACCCAGTGCTGCTGTCTTGATACCTTTACCAACTGCTGTGCTGAGTTTTTCACCTTTGATCAGTTCGGCGGCACCGCGTAGCACTTGACCGGCTATGGCACCACCAACCGGACCTCCTGCTAAGGAAGCAAGTGCAGTTAGCACACCAATAATTGCTGCACTCTTGCCTGGATTTTCTTTCATCCAAATGCCTAAATCCGAAATACCGTCTAGCAGTTTTGAATCAGGAAATTTTTTATTAATATCATTCTTGAGTTTTTCAAACTTTTGATCTGCCATTTTAACAGGAGTTGTATTCTGTAGCCACTTACCAACATTATTAATAGTATTGTTGACCTGTTTAACACCATCTACACCAAGTCCTGCAAGAGTTCTATTATCGCCGCCTGCAACAGCAGCTTGTTCAATATTTTTAAAGATTCCTTTAACTTGATCAGCTGTTAGACTTGCTTCAATTAAAGGCACAAATTCATTGTAGATACCTTCTACAATAATCCGTTGACTTTCAGTCAACCCGTCACAGCTTTCACGAAGTAATCTACGACCTTTGTGAATGTGGGATTCCATTAATGTTGCAATTCTCATTTTTATATCCAAGACTTAATTGTTATTTATTACAGCTATGAGCTAAAGCTCATATTCGTTTTCGCTTATCGCTCAACGAATTTTCTTTCTCTTAACATTGATTACATCAAGTGCGAAGCACTTTAAATATTATCTAGATTGTTCAGTCACACTTAGCCCTGACGGGCTAAAAATGAACATTATCTGAGTTGCACAATGTCACATAGCGTTACAGCATTACTAAGGCGGTCGTCCGGTACCTTTAGCTGCGTCTTAATACGACGGCGGGTCTGCAAATATACGCTAACATATTTACAGCCGTGGGTTCTTCACCCTCTTTTAGCCTTGATTAATACTTTTTTGTACAGTAAACCGGTTCTATAGGCATATCCGATCATGGTCCTGTTAAGGATACTACTGTTACAACCCCTCTACCAAGTAGGGAATTCCATTGACTGTGATCCGAGATCCAGCTTTAAGGGCACACTAACAACGCCGGTGCGGGCTTATTTGGCAGTCTTTTGCCTGGATTTATTGAGCCTAAGTGTGCCTTGCGGCAGTGTCTGTCTATTACTTTTTGGGTTTTTTGAGGATGTGTGAGCCGTGAACTCGAACCTGTATGTGACCGTTGTACCAGTCAGTTGATTCTAGAACTTTGTGTTTGAATTGTTCTCTTGCCTCGATGTAGCTGCATTCTGATTTAGTTGTGCAGTAAAATAGAATTTCTCTGGTGAAGTTTTCTTTGCCTAGTGCCTGTATGTCTGCTGTTAGCGCATCGCTAGAACCATAATAGTCCTTCCAGTCGCTTTCAATCTTGCCTCTAATCTTCTTTTTCTTCTTTTTGCCGTTCTTCAAAGTCACTGTTTTATAAGTGGTCTTTGCGAACTTGGCTAGTTTTTTGCCTATGTATCTTCGCCCAGAGATGACATTTGTAATAAGATATACGAATCCGATATACTCTTCTGATATTTCATCAACGATTTTTTTCTTATACACCCATGTCATCCCTTATATATCTTAGGAGACCTTCCTACCATGCCTTTTCTGAGTCATTTATAATCCTTTTACCTTATCAGGCCAATTAATTTCTTTAAAACATTCTAATAAACCTAGGTTGTCTGTAAACTCAAACATACTGTTTGATAAGTTTTTTGTTTGTTCAATTGTTGCATCTAATCTATCTAATTCCTGTATTCTATTGTTTGGAATTAAAAGACGATCACCTAATTCTTGTAAGATCCAATTTTTATATTGTCTTGTAGAAAGATGACTTTCTTTCCATAATTCATTGTTATTATCTTTAAAGTACCAACTATCTTGTTGATTTTTCATAGAAAAATCATATAGCGGAGTTAACCAATTTTTAGAATATGTAGTCCATATTGTATCATAAAATTTAAATTCCGGATAACATTCGAACAATGTTCTAGTAGGTTGAATATAACGTTCACTAGTTGAATCAATTGCTAGATCTCTAAAATCTGTTATACTAGTCATATACCAATGTGCCCCAGTTGATTCTAACAGTCCTTGTACTAATTTAATGTTATTAAGAGTGTGCATAATATATGCAGGCTCGTAAAAAAATAAGTCTACCCATTGTTCATCATACAATAATGTATTGGTATTTGTAAATATACTTCCTGACGTTTTCCAGCCAGGTGGACGACCTTCTGGTAAATGATGTATATGATACCAATCGTTACGCAAATGTGTTGACCACTGTACTATTATAACATCGTCTTTGGTAAAATTATTTTTTATACAACATTCAGCAACTCTTTCAGCAATTCCACGATTGCCTATACCACGGTATCCCCAATTTTCAAAATAATCAAAATTAGGACTTAACAAATTAGCCCAAGTAGGCCAAGAGTACTCTGTAAACGAACAGCCAAACGTAAACAATCGTTTCATTTATAGACCACCAGACCGCATTTTAGGGGGCCTTCCTACCATGCCTTTTCTGGCTGCTTTTCGTTCTTCTCTCTTTGTCTGTATTTCTACTCGTCGTATACTTGCCTGATCTCTAATTTCTGATAGTGCGTTTCTTGCCTTAATGCCTGCTTCGTCTGAATTTTTATATTCAAAACGATCCTGCCATTTGAAATATTCCTGAAAGGCCCGGATCATTTTATCGTGTGCTTCTGTGGTCAAGCAACAATCTCCACATCGTTGCTATAGCTGGTGAATCCGTTCTCCTTGATAACTTTGAGCACGTGATTAACACGACTGGTTAGATCATCTCTATGCGAGATTAGGAAAACATTCTTGTTACGTTCGCGAGTCATCTTCTTGAGTACAGCAATACTTGATTCAACACCGCTGGCATCCATACCTGAATCTACAAGTTCGTCAATAAACAATAGATTAATGGCCTGATATAAGTTTTCCCAAACATCACGGAACGCCCACGACAATGATAAAATCAATCTGTTACGTTCTCCACGGCTTAGATTGTCAAAGTCCAAATCTTGTCCTAACTGTGTGATGATCACAGTAAGATCGTTTTGAAACTCCACAGTGTGCGGCAGGCCAATCTTGTCTAGATAATAGGTCAATCGTTGATTGAGATAGGCCAAGTTTTGATCAATTATACGTTTACGAATAAAACTGTCTTTGTTGGTCAGTAACTTGTGCAAAAATTCTTGATGATCTTTGATTCTAATTATCTCATTAAGATTGTCATAGTCAATGACCTGAACTGCGGTGTGTTTTAATTCTTCAATCTGTTCAAGATAGGGATTGGTTTCGCCTGCTTTGATCTCTATGTCACGTTCGAATCCGCTGAGTGTATTTTTGTGATTTAACGCCTGTTCTAGATTGTCGTAGATCACTGCGGGCATTTCACCTAGTTCACCTAACTCTTTAACAGCATCAGTATGTTCTAACAATTGTGTATTAGTTGCTAATGCCTGCAAAGCAGTTTCTTGCAGATCTTTGCGTTTTTTTTCTAATAACGCTACCTGTTTGTCGTCGTGAAAACCTTGTCCGCAGCTATGACAGGTATGATTTTCTAAACTAGCAATATCTGCTTTAAGTTTATCCATCTCTTTGATTTCTCTAGCTTCGTCTAGCTCGCACCGTTTGATCCAGCTAGTGAGATCGTTGATAGCCTTACGTTTCGTGTTGTAGACATCTAATGCTCTATGTGCGGCAATTTCTTGATCGATATCTATGTCTAGAAGCTTTTCAATGGCTCTAGCAAGATTAGTGATGCTGGTTTCATTTTGCTCTTCCCACATCTTTTGTTTACGTTCTAGCGACTCTATGCTTTGTTGTATGCGGTCGTTGGATATTTTTATAGTTTCGATCTTGGTATTTTCTGTAACTATGGAATCCTTGCTAATCTTGATTAATTCTTTAAGAGCTTCGGCTTTTTCGCTCAACAAGGTAATACCCAGTAGCTGTTCAATGATGGCTCGTTGATCCGCAGCCTTCATCGACAGAAACGGTTCTGTGTAAGTGTTTAAGGCCACAAGATGTTTAAACATGTCATGAGTCATACCAAATACATCTTCGATGGATTTTTGTGTTTCTCTACTGTCGCCTTGACTTTCGTCTTGATCTAAATTTTCTTGTTCTCGTCCATTAACAGTAAACTTTAGAACATTGGGCTTACGACCTCTTTCTATGTGATAGTCAACACCGTCTTTTTCAAAACTCATTGTAACCAACATGCCTTTGCCGTTGATTTTGTTTACAAGATTATCTTTCTTGATGTTGGTTAGTGCATTGCCGTAGATAGCATAACTCAAACCGTTGATGATTGTGGTCTTGCCTGTGCCATTTCGAGCACCGCTGTCGTCACCACCTAGGTCAAGATTCTCACCCAAAACTAAGGTCAACTGTCCTCGATCAAAATCAATAGCCTGTGTTTGTGCGCCTACACTCATGAAATTACGCACGGTTAAATTCTTAATCTTAATCATAGGTCGTTGTATATCTCCAACAGCAGACCTTTTTCAAAGGTACCACTGTCAATGGCATTTATCTGATTCATCACAATGGTATCTACACTTTCAAAATTAATATCAATAGGCGTTGAGTTTGCATCAACTTCAACTTTTTCCGGAATCAACATAAGTTCTCGCAGTTTGTACTGCGGCACAAATGTTTCTTTAATAAAATTGGCTTCTTCAAAACTGATAGGCAAGTCAATGGTCACCCGACAGTGCATACGTTCTTGTAGCAATTGGTCTGGCTTGTCAATAATTTGACTCAGTTTATATGTTCTAAAGGTAGGCTGGCCAGGCCAAGACTTAAACTCAGGTGATCCTCCCCACTCTAACATCATCATACCGCGATCGTCGTCACCTGCATCTGCATAGTTGTGCGGAAAAGCATTACCAATGTAATGAATATTTCTGCTGTGTTGACGTTTGTGAAAGTGTCCTGTAAACACATATTCCTGGTTTACAAAATGTCCAGACTGAATAGTTCCGTGATCAGGCATCTGTATCATGGCATTCATATAAAAGCTAGGCAATTCCAAATGCCCAAACATATAGCGGCTTTTGATATTGGGAATATCTCGCCACTCATCGGCAACTAACCATGGCATAATAGTAACATCGCCTAGAGTCAGCGTTTCTCTAATTGGAATAATATTTGGGAAAAGGCGCATAAACTCTACTGAGTTAATCTCACGTTTGTCTTTGTAGAACAAGTCGTGATTGCCTAGGATGAAATATACTTTCTCAAAAGATTGGCTCAGCTTCTCTAAATTACTGACTGTATAATTCATAGTACTAACATCAGTAGTACTGCGATTATGGTGCCAATCACCTAGAAAGATTGCAGTTTCACAACCCTCTGCTCGAGCGGTTTCACAAAACCAAGAAACAAAATCTTCGCAATCTTGATTGTGTGTGCGACTGCCTCCTTTGAGGCCAAAATGTATATCAGTAAAACAAGCAACTTTTTTAAATAGATTCATATGACTATTTTACACTAATTTTAAACAAAGATCAATCCCAATCACTGCCGTCCACTGAACTGGTGCTCACAGCCCCACTGACTCCGTTTCCGCTATTTTGTCGAGTCCAACTTGGGTTCATTCCGTTCATTTCTAAAATATCATCTCGGATATTTTGATTGCGTTTTTCTATGTTGATGATCCTAACAAACGAGTTAGTAACGGCGGCAGTATAATAAGCAAAAGGATTGTCCGATTTACTCTCATCAAACTGTAGGCCAATTTGAGTAAGCTGTAAAATTGCCTGTCCCCGCATTTCATCATTGTAAGTATATCCTCTAACGTTGCCACGAGTTGCATATCGTTCACAAAGTTTGATAAACATTCTAGCTAGATTGTTAGTCATTTGCCCGTGTTCTTTGTTAAAAACCCCATCGAGTAAGCCACCTTTCCAATGACTTTTTCCCACACAAATCAAGTTGTCGTTGTCATCAAACTTCCAATGTTGGAACGGAGGAAAATTTACTTTGTCATGACTGTCGGCAGTATTTTTCAAAGTCTTTTTGCGCCCTGGCGCCAGAGGAATATGGTCAAAGGTCATTACACGAAATACCAAATCCTGTTTTTGTACCTTGCGATAGTCTACCTCAAATTCTTTAATAGATATTTTCTTACCACCAGCAATTACTGCCGCTTCGTGAGCCTGTTTTGCCATTTTCACAGCTTTGTTTCGTTTTGCTTCAGCTACTGTTCTCACGTTGATTTTTGCAAGACTAACAACAATAAGATCGTATTCACTATATTCGGGCAGAGTAAAACTACAGTAGGTATTTTTACTAAGGTGTATTTCCCTAAGTAAATCCTTGTTGGTAAGATATTTGATCTTAGGTGGTTGAGCAATAATGGTCATTAAGTGTTATTCCTTTTAGTAATATAATAGCACATTTTACAAAGAATAAATAGACAAAACGGATATTAATTATGCCATTGTCTATAAACCCGATAAAAAGTCTTGCATCAAAAATCAGCAGTGATCTAGGTAATCTAGCCAATGCTGCAAATCAGTCTGCTGGCAATTTTAGTATGCCTAATACAAGTATTGCCAAACAAAGTCTAGATGCCACGGTTAACAGGCTAAGTGGCGGCTTTGGCAGCAGTTTAAATGGCATTACTGGATCTATAAATTCATCTAGTGTTAGTAATTTATCCGGAACTGTGCAAAATTTTGCACAAAACGGTTTGACATCATTGTCCGGCGCAGCCAGCAGTTTTGCCACAGCTGGAAAGAGTGTTATTGACAATATTGCATCGGGCGGCAGCATTGCTGGATTGGCCACCGGATTATTAAACGGTGCAGGACAACAAACTGCTGCTGCCTTGGCAAGTATAGGACTTGATTTAATCAGTGCTGCTAGATCAAAAAATATTCCCAGTACAGCCACTCTAGCACTAGGTGAACAAGCTTCTGTAGTGCAAGTATATCCCAGTAACGAAGGTGACTGGCGTATAAGAATTGACTCAATGTTTGGTGAAATTATTTTTCCAACAACACCTACATTCAGCCTATCAACCAAAGCAAACTATAACAATCAAGAGCTGGTTCATGCAAATTTCCCTCACCCTGTTTATAAAAACAGCACTTCGGATGATATTTCGATTAGTGGAGAATTTCCAGTCGAGACCATAGAAGATGCCCAAGATTGGTTACGTACCATTGCTCTAGGCCGCGGCCTAACTAAAATGTTTTTTGGAAACAGTTCTCCGCAAGGAAATCCTCCACCTATTTGCACACTATCTGGATATGGTGCAGTATTAAAACATATTCCTGTTGTGATAAAATCTTTCCAGGTTGATTTTAAAGATGATGTTCACTATATACAAGCAGCTGGAGCATCTATACCTAGACTCAGTACCATACAAATTACCTGTATGCCTGTGTACAGTAAAAGTTCTCAAAGAGGATTTGATCTCGATGCGTATGTTAACAACGGCGGCAATATTCCTTTCTAATATATGGCAATTTATAAAAAAACTAGTCCTTGGTACATAACCAAACAAAATACACTTTACTTGGAATTATTGACTCTAAGAACAATTCCAACTTCCGATGATGATTTTAAATATGTCATTGAAAATCAATACAGACATCGCCCGGATCTCTTGGCATTTGACCTTTATCAAGATGCAAAATTGTGGTGGGTATTTGCACAAAGAAATAGATCAATACTTAAAGATCCTATCTACGATTTTTCTCCTGGCACTACAATTTTCTGTCCAGCTAAAGCTAATATTAATGCTACCTTATCAACCACTGCTGGAAGTTAATCATGGCACTACCTAATATCTTAGAACAATTTGCCACATATAATTGTTTGTTTACTTTTTCCTGCGCCAGTCCGGCCCAATTGAATTCTCAATCTTATCGAAGTGGCCCATTGCCGAATGTTATTGTATCGAGTGCAGGCGGAGACGGTGCCCGAAGAGTACAAACAGCCTACGGCGCTCCTGAATATTTTATTGACAATCTTTCAGTATCATCAGTGGTGGCACCTACTAATGGCACAGGGTCCGGCCCTTGGTCAAAAATTGAATTTGAAATATTTGAGCCTTACAGTATGGGACTATTTCTTCAGAGTTGTCAGGCAGCAGCTTTAAATTCTGGATACAAAAGTTATCTTGATAATGCTGCCTATGTGTTGAGACTGGAATTCGTAGGTTGGACAGGACCTGGAGAGAGTATGACCGTGGGCCCGTTTAATTGGTTAGTAAAACTAATGAATGCAAATTTTACAGTCAACGAAGCTGGCAGTACCTATAAGGTAGAATGTTTCCCTTATAATCATGTGGCACTATCCCAGCAGATGAATAAAATTTTTAACGATGTAAAACTTGTAGGTAAAAACAGTAACGAAGTACTAGTGGATCATCCTGAATTTAGTTTGGTATCTTTTTTAAACAAGAGAGAAGATCAACTGAAAAAAGATAATAAAAAAACCTACGTGGACAAATACAGTATTGAATTTGTAGGAGACAATCCCTATGGCCGCGGCCCCGGCAATGATCTAGAATTTACTCCAGAAAGTCAAGGCGGAACTGAAAAACCCAAACGGGCTGGAGACATCTACGACGAAGCCAGCGGAAAAATTATTAGAGGAAAAATGTCTATTAATCCTAAGGAAAAGTCTCTGCAATTTAGTCAAGATACAAGTATTACTAACATCATTGATCAAGTAATTCTTAGCACTAAAGAAGCTAGAGATCGAGCAACCAAAGAAGACTTGATTGACAGTCAAGGTAGGGTAACTTGGTGGAAAACTGATGTTGACGTAAAATTATTAGAATTTGATCCTAAACTTAAAGACTTTGCCAAAGATGTAACTTACAGAGTACAGCCTTTTAAAATACATCACAGTGCTTATCTATCGCCAGAAGGTACAAGCAAAGGAGTAGGCGCTTGCAAGAGTGCTGCTCAAAAAGAATATAACTACATCTACACAGGCCTGAACACAGACATTATAAAATTCAATATTGAAATTAAAAACATGATGTTTACAGCTATTGATCCTAATAAAGTTGAAGACTCGGGCGGTGTTGCTAATAATTCTACAAACACTTCTGTGCCTAGCCCTACAATGACTAGTAAACAGGCCGACGGAGCTACAGGCCCGTCAGTAGGTGGAAACGCTGCTTCCGGTAAATTAGATATGGCCACGGGTAATATACCGTTCAAAGGCGGTTCAGGACAAACTAGCACCGAACAAAAAATTGCCAATGAATTTTATATGGCTTATCTTAATAGTGTAGGAAATCAAATAAACTTAGATTTAGAAATTTTAGGTGATCCGTTTTTCCTTCCTGAACTTGGTTATAGTAATTTTCACGGCGAAGGCGACGAACAAGCATCCGGAAATGGAACTATGAATCACGAAGCTACTGATATCTGGTGTGTGGTAAACTTTAGAACTCCTGCAGATCCAGATGCTGGAGGAGCAGCCGCTGCCGCTCCCGGCCTCTATTATTTTCCTGAAGGAGAAAGTCCTAATCCGTTTAGCGGATTGTTTAAGATTACAAAAGTGGATTCTAGATTTAGAAGTAATTTATTCACACAGTCTCTAGGAGGTTTTAGAATTCCTGCTCAAGATCAAAGCGGTAGCGGCGATGTATTCCCAACAAAGACAGATAAACCAGAACCAGATACTGGTACATACCTAAACAACCCAGGCGAATAATATGATTGAAAAAAGAGAAGACCAACGAGAAAATTCACAAGGTAGTCTCACCGGCGCCCCTTATTTGGCTAAAATTATAGGTCATGCAGATCTGTTGTTTCAAGGCGGCCTTGAAGTTGTGCTTATTAGAGATTCTGGAAATCAAGTAGGCAATGAAAGTCAAACATATTTTGTAAAATATGCCAGTCCGTTCTATGGATGTACACCTTTTGAGTTTACTGGACAAAATGTCACTGCAGATGATTCTCAAATGAGCTATGGATTCTGGGGGGTTCCTCCTGACACCGGCGTAACCGGTATTGTGCTTTTCATAGACGGAAAACCAGATCAGGGATATTGGATAGGAAATGTCCAAGATAAATTTCAAAATCACATGGTGCCTGCCATCGGCGGAACCACAGTATACGAAACAGACGAAGACTACCAGCAGGAAGAACATCCGCTGCCAGTAGTCGAACATAATAGAAAAGCCAACGAAGGCGACAAGAATTTAGAAATTGATAAAATACCTAGAGCTGTACATCCTATTGCTAGACGATTTAAAATTCAGGGATTAACCAGGGATGAAGTAAGAGGAACCAGCACTTCTACGTCAAGACGAGATGTGCCAAACATGGTGTTCGGGATGAGCAGTCCTGGACCTGTAGATAGAAACGGTAAGAAAAAGTTTTTGGGAAATAGAGAAAGTCCTACTCCAACTCCAGTCCCAGTTCAAAGACTTGGCGGAACACATTTTGTCATGGATGACGGCGATGACAGATACTATAGAGAAACTAAGCCCACTGACGGGGCTCCTACCTATGTAAAAAATCCTGAAGGACTAAAAGATATTCCATACAACGAACATTTTAGAATTAGGACTAGAACAGGACATCAATTGTTGTTTCATAATTCTGAAGATTTAATTTATATTGGAAACAGTAGAGGCACAGCCTGGATTGAATTTACCAGCGACGGTAAAATTGATATCTACGCTGAAGACAGTATCAACATCAGAACCAAACAAGATTTTAATTTTGTTGCTGATAGAGATTTCAATCTAGAAGTTGGCCGCAATTTTAATTTAAAAGTAGCCGGAGAAATGCATACTTCTGTGGGCAAGGATCAAGTGTTGATAGTTGATAGAGATCAAAAGATTCATATAAAACGAAGGAAGGATGAAACTGTTGACGAACAATATCGACAGACAGTAAATGACGATGTTAAGAAATATTATTCAAAAGATTATACTCATAATGTTGACGGTAGAATGGATTTTAAAGTAGCTAAAGGATTTAGTTTTGGCGGAGGCGGAGGCGCATCTGGAGCTACCTTTGCTCCAGCAGATGCAACTAGCCAAGATCCTTCAGATCCAGTAAGTAATGATACAGCTACATCAAGTCCGGTAGCAGATGTGAATGGAGCAACACCTGACAGAATTGATATCAAGATTTATAAAGATATGCGTATCGAACACATTGGTGTTAATGTTGATCATACTATTAACGGATATTTAAAAACTAAAATTACAGGAGATGTTGATTTACACACTGATGGCACGTATGAACACTATACTGCAGGTAATGTAGATATCAAAACAGCCGGACATCTTTTTCAACAATCATCTGGTGATTTTGAGGTTAAAGCAGGCGGCCATATTTACAATACATCAGCCGGCACAAATGAAACAAATGCTGGAGGTAATATTGTAGAAACTGCTCCTCAAATTCATATGAACGGTCCCGGTGCCGCAAGTGCAGGCGGTGCCAGTACAGCACAAATAGCAGTGCTACCAGAAGAAGCAAGGACATCTGCAAAATCGTCTATTCCATTGAAGTTAAAGACTCACAGCCTTCCTGATCTTTCAGCCCCCAATGAAGATGATGTAGACAAATCGGTTATAGTAAGAAGAATGCCCACAGCTGAGCCATATCCCTTCCACGAAAATCTAGACGCCACAAAAGTCAAACCGGATCTAACAGATCGAGACGTTGACGGTCGTTATGACGGCGAAAGTACCAGTATGCGAACACCACCCGGTGATTGGCGCAAATACAAAAAACCAAGCGACACTCCTTTCTAAGGAAATAAATTATGGCAAAAATATACACCAACAAAGTCATTGCAAAAAACAAAGCCAGCATAGGAAATGCAAATGCCGGCAACTTTCGATACAGAGGATTTAGTTCTAAAGAATTCAAACGAAACTACAAGTTATACGATGCAGAATTGATCAAACAAGATCTCATCAACCATTTCTATATTAGAAAAGGCGAAAAATTAGAAAATCCCAAATTTGGAACAATTATCTGGGATACACTGTTTGAGAATTTTACCCCAGAAATAAAAGCAGCCATTGCCAAAGATGTTGAAGAAATTATTAATTTTGACAAGCGTGTAAAAGTAAATTCTGTGTCTATAGATAGCACACAACAGGGTATACGTATAGAAGCAGAAATAGTGATACTACCATTTGATATCACCGATACGCTGCGTTTGAGTTTTGATAGAGATAACACAATAACATAAAATACGCATTTTATTTTTACGATAAATATCAGTATAGGGAAAGAAAATGACAACTACGTCTCGACAGAACAATTTAATTTTAAACCAGGACTGGAAAAGAATTTATCAGACCTTTAAAAATGCTGACTTTAAAAGCTACGATTTTGAAAATCTGCGTAGAGTTATTATTACCTATCTTCGTGAAAATTACCCAGAAGATTTTAATGATTATATTGAAAGTTCAGAATATCTAGCACTGATAGATGCAGTAGCATTTTTAGGACAGAGTCTAGCCTTCCGTACTGATCTAGCCAGCAGAGAAAACTTTTTAGAACTAGCCGAAACCAAAGAATCTGTGTTAAGACTATCACGCCTGATTTCTTACAACAGTAGAAGAAATATTCCTGCACAAGGATTAATTAAATTTGACACAGTATCTACCACAGAAGGTGTATTAGACAGCAACAACAAGAATCTTGCCAGCCAAACAATTATCTGGAATGATCCGACCAATTCAAATTGGCTAGAGCAATTTATTCTAGTTATGAATTCTGCAATGGCAGACAACACTGAATTTGGCCGTAGCCAAGGCACAGACACAATTCAAGGCATCGATTCACAGCAGTATAGATTTAGATCTAATTTTACAGATGTGCCAATTTTTAACTTTGAAAAAATAGTAGCCAGTAGAAAGATGCCGTTTGAACTGGTAAGTACCAGCTTTATCGGTGCAGAAGATTATTATGAAGAACCTCCTATTCCCGGCAGCCAGTTAGGATTTGTCTATAGACAAGATGGTAAGGGCAGTGCAAGTGCTAACACTGGATTCTTTATGTTGTTGAAACAGGGCAGTCTAGAATTAACTGATTTCAGCATTGATGTTCCTACTACCAATGAAGTGGTGTCTGTTGACGTCACAGGAATAAATGATTCAGATGTTTGGTTGTTTGCCACAAATTCAGACGGCACACAGGCATCTGAATGGACCAAAGTCAGCAGCATCACAGGCAGCAATATTGCCTATAACAGTATCAATTCAAACATAAGAAATATCTATAGTGTGATTACCAAAGAAGATGACAAAATTGATTTGGTGTTTGCAGACGGCACTTACGGCAACTTGCCTCAAGGAGCTTTCAAAGCATATTATAGAGTCAGTAACGGTCTAAGCTACACAGTTAGTCCTGCTGAAATGCGAGCAATTAATATCTCTGTGCCTTATATAAACAAAGCAGGCGTAAGACACGATTTATTGATCAGTTGTAGTTTGAAATATACCATTAGCACTGCAACAGCCTCTGAAGACATTGACAGTATTAAAGCTCGTGCTCCTGCAATTTATTACACACAGAATCGCATGATCACCGGAGAAGATTATAATCTAGCCCCGTTGTCTAGCAGTCAAGATATTTTAAAAGTTAAAGCCATTAACCGAACCAGCAGTGGCATCAGTAGAAATTTTGATGTAATTGATGCCAGCGGAAAATATTCAAGTGTAAATGTTTTTGCCGATGACGGTGTGATATACAAAGAACAAACAGAAAGAACAGAATCTTTCAAGTATACTAATAGAATTAATATTATAAATTACATTAGAAACAACATAGAACCCTTGTTAACCAACACAGATGTTTATAATT